GACAAAACTGTCAGATATGATGGTATTCTGACATCTGATGATCTAAAATACCAAGAAGAACGCCGTCGAAGAGGCGTTAGAAAAATAACCTACGAAGAACGATGATCAGTCTAGACGAGAAGTACCACAGTTACCTCGAAAAAGGTAAGTCATTGAAAATTGACGGAGTAAATGAAAAACTTACAGGCTATGGATACAGTTGTGACGGATCAGAAATTACTGGGTTTTACTTGACAACTGTAAATTATAAGTTACACTATAATCTCAACGAACAGTTTATTAAACTTGAGGCACTCAGGGATCTGCCTGAGTAATCATATACATACTATACATGAAAGTAAATTAGAAAAATGAATTTATTGCCTGATGCTGAGTTGTTCTTTTGGAATAACAAATCTAAAAAATTAGCAAAGAAATCAGTACACTCATTGTTTGAAGGTAAGGATGTTCTTCTCGTCTCTGTGTGTGGTGCTTTCACACCTCCATGTACAGAAATGGTCAAAGAGTATGAGAAACTTTATGACACCTTCATCAAAGAAACTGTTGTTGATGAGATCTATGTTGTGTCTATGAACGACTCATTTGTTATGGATAAGTGGTTCAAAGATATGAAGATTAAGAACCTTAAGTATCTTCCAGATGGAAACGGAGCATACATTTTACGACTTGCAAAACAAGGTGGAATGGCTGCAACCCAATGTTCAGTCAAGATGTACAATAAAGGTATGGGAATGAGAGCATGGCGGTGGGTCATGTTAGTTGAGAACAATACACAGATGGTTTACCTTGAGGAAGAGACACCAGATGGTGTTGCAACTAGAGACAACTTACCTAACGATCCATTTGAACTTACTCATGCAGCTCAAATGTTGGAGTGCTTAAAGAACAGAGATCAAATTGATCGCATTAAATCATTAAATGAGTCCACCCCAAGCGGACTAGAGTTGCCAGGATCTATGGATCACTTGCCTACAACTCAGACAATCTAATGCAAATTATTTCTCTCCAATACTTAGAAGAAAACTTTGAAGAATTGGTCGATCGAGCCCATGCTGGAGAGACCTTTGTAATAGATACTCCTGATGGACAGGTAGCACTTGTTCCACATAAGGATGTACTAAAACCAGTTATCGATTCGGGACAGGCTCAAGATATTGAGCACATGTGGAATCATGACGACGGTGCTTGACAAAAACTGAATACAGGACTACAATAGTAACGTAAACACAATCGGAAAATGTCCACTTTCATTTCTAAGTTCAAGAAAAATCTTGATGCTTTGGAGGGAGCAGTAGATCAAGAGTTTGCGCTCGACTTCAAGTATCCAAAGATTTACAAAAAAGTTTTGAGGTACTATAAGGGAGAAGGTTATGAGTTCAGCGATGAGGATCCAGAACAGGAGTATTCATTGCTAATGAGTCTGATTGCAGAAGATCTAGGAGTTTCCCAATGAATGATTTAGATCCAAAGTCTGTCGCAACGACTAAGACTACCGTGATCCATGAGAGGTTCCCCTACCGCTATGTGCAAAGGGGTTACATTCAACTAAATGGTAAACCTGATTTCCGTTTGCAAAAAGCACATGAGTATACTAAGAGGTATTCAGATATCTATCTGTTTGATAATGGTGATCAACTGCTTCTTGCTATTGAAGATTTTGAGTATGCTAAATGGTTAGACCCAGCAGGGGTTCCTTGTTATGTAACGGATTCCGTTACGAATGACTGATCCCTCTCTACCAGAGAAAGCCAAAAATCTTTCTAGAACTGCTTACGATATTGTAAAAGGTTTCGTCTTTGACGGAACCTTAATGGTTCCAGAAGAGGTAAAGAAAGCACGAATAGATATATGTAGAGACTGTAATCGTTTTGATCCAGACCGACACTTATGCAAGGAGTGTGGTTGTTTCTTAGTAAATAAGGTCAAATTTTCAGCGGCACATTGCCCATTAAATCTTTGGTAACATAATGGAAACCCAAATTGTAAATGAATTTCATGATTTTATTGGAATTTTTCAGAACGCAGTAGACCCACGCTTCTGTGATTTTCTCGTAAACTATATGGATAAGGCGGAGTTTGTGGACTTCAAAAGAAACTTTAGTCATGTAAAAGATAAACAGATATGTTTAGATGGATTCTCTCCTAGTGAGTGTTCCCAGATGATGAAGTATGTTAATAATTGTTTGTTTCATTACATCAATGAATACACCTACCTAGGCAATTTCAGTTATGTAAGTTCTCTATGTTTACTTCAAAAGACAGAACCTACAAATGGGTATCATCTATTCCATGCAGAAAATGTGAATTGGAATCTAAACAATAGAACTATGGCATGGATGGTGTATTTAAATGACGTTGAAGAGGGAGGAGAGACAGAATTTTTATACCAGAAGAGAAAAGTAAAACCTACAAAAGGAACTATTCTTATTTGGCCTGGCGGATACACTCATTTACATAGAGGTAATCCTCCTATGACTGATAAGTATATCGCTACTGGTTGGTATCAAGGTAACATAGGATTACAACAGGTTAACACGGCGGGATGCTTGGATCAACAATACAATGAAAGTTTAAATGCTGAGTGATGTCACATATTCATATATTATTTCCAACTCCAGTTTATCAAACTGTCCTAGATTTTAGACCATCTGAATTAAAACACATGTTGGACTTTCTAAAGACATGTGAATGGGCACAAGATATGGATATAGTCAACAGACCTAACGGAGAGACAACGAAACTGCAAGCGGATCTATTGTTAAGTCCAGAGTTGATGAAGTTAGAGAATACTATTAATAATGAAATTTATAGGTTCGCTAAGTCTTTACAACTTGATTTGGATAGACATGGGTTGAAAAGAATTAATTCTTGGGGTAACCTACAAAAGAAAGGGAATTATATTGCAGAACATCGTCACAACAATACTCAGTTTGCTGGAGTGTTTTATCTACAGGTTCCTGAGAATAGTGGTGATATTATGTTTACTACAAGAAATGCCACTTGGATCAATAGTTATTGGGAACCATCTGTGACTGGATATGATGATCTCAATAGTTTTGAGAAAAGATTCCAACCAGAAGAGTGTGGTCTATTTCTTTTCCCTGCACATCTAGATCACTCTGTGACTCCATCATTTTCTAATGAGGACAGATATAGTATCTCATTCAATTACAATCTAGACGGCAAGTTCTTTGGGGATTGTAATAATCATCTCACATTTGAAGTTAAAAAATGATGACTCCAGAAGAGAAGGAACTCAAATCAACTTATAATTTTTATAAGGATACTAAGATGGGTTTCTTTACTAAAGATGGATACGCAGCAGTTCCTTGCGGTAAATCCAAAAGAGTGATAGTATATAAAGGAGAGATCCTACACACATCTCTTAATGATGCCACTGCACGGAATTGGATTGCAAGGCATAGAAAGAAAAGAAAATGAAAGTATTAGTAACAGGTCACAAAGGTTTCATTGGCAGTCATGTCTTTGATTTTCTCAGTGACATCTTTGATGTTGATGGACTGGACAGACCAGATGACATAGGAGACTTTGCAGACGTTGGATGTGCAGACTATGATCTCATAGTTCATCTTGCTGCCTATGCTGCACTCAGAGATAGTGTAGATAATCCTGATAAATTCTGGGAGAACAACGTTGAAAAATCTAAACCCATATTTGATTATTGTAGAAAGTATGGTACTCGCTTGTTGTATGCAAGTTCTGCTGGTGCATACGGTTGGTGGCAAAATCCTTATGCAATAACAAAGAAAGTAAATGAACTCATGGCTCCACCTAATAGTGTGGGTATGAGGTTTTTTAATGTCTGGGCAGAGGAAGGTAGTAGAGATGATATGTTATATGAAATGTTGAAACAAGGAACTGCAAAGTATATCACAAGACATGAGAGAGATTGGGTTCATGTATTGGATGTTGTCAGAGCGATTGCGACTTTGATTCCTAGTTCATTTACAGGTACGATTGATGTTGGAACAGGACATAAAACTTCTGTAATAGAATTGGCCAGTGCCATGGGTATGGGACATCTTCCTATCAAGGAAGACACACCTAATGAACCTGATTCATTATGTGCAGATATCATGCCTCTCATGGAGCTCGGTTGGTTTCCAACTGTGAACATTTTGGATACGGTTATTGCGAAAACGGTCAGTGCGTGATACAATAAATAAGATGAAGTTTATTTCTCAAACTTGTATACAACTATGGATAAGAAGACAGCACTAGTATTGGGTGCAGGTGGCTTCATTGGAAGTCACATGGTAAAACGACTACGATCAGAAGGGTATTGGGTTCGTGGCGTTGATATTAAGTACCCCGATTTTTCTATGAGTGCTGCCGATGATTTTGTTCGAGGTGATCTTAGAGAAGTAGGACTTGTGGCAAGAGTCTTAGATGTGGAAGGAGATGCTTTCGATGAGATCTACCAGTTCGCTGCCGATATGGGTGGTGCTGGATATATCTTTACAGATGAACACTCCGCTGACATCATGCACAACTCAGCTTCGATCAATCTTAATGTATTG